AAACGCGCAATTAGCAATTCTGGGTTGATCATTCCACAAAACTTTTTGCCGATGATCAAAGAAGTAACCGAGGCACAATCAAAGTTGTTAAAATATACTAGCTTGAATGTGCTGACTGGCACGTCAAGAACAACAATTATGGGTTCGGTGCCTGAAGCGATATGGACGGAGCAGTGTGGGACATTAAATGAGTTAGAACTAGGTTTTAATGATGTCGAAATGGATGGATTTAAAGTAGGCGGATTCTTCAAAGTGTGCAACGCAATTCTTGAAGATAATGATGTTGATTTAGCAACAGAATTGATCAATTGTTTAGGAATCGCGATTGCTAAAGCAATTGACAAAGCAATTGTTTATGGTACAGGCGTTAAAATGCCATTAGGGTTTGTGACGCGATTGGCACAAGAAAATGAGCCAGCGGGTTATTCAAAAACAGAACGCGTATGGAAAGACTTGCATACATCCAATATTATCAATATTTCTAATAAGAAAGGCATTGAACTTTTTAAAGAAATCGTAAAAGCATTAAAAGTAACATTCAATGATTATGCATCTGGGAATCTTGTATGGATCATGAATAAACAAACACATTTGGATCTTATTGTTTCAGCTATGGGAACAACCATGAATGCCCTAATCGTTAGTGGTATGGGTGGCACAAGTACAATGCCAGTCGTAGGCGGTAATATCGAGGAATTGGATTTCATGAAAGATGGCGACATTGCATTTGGATATATGTCAAATTATGGTGTTACTCAACGCAAAGGAATTCAAATCGGTCAATCTGAACATGTGAAGTTCATCGAGGAACAAACTGTATTTAAAGGCACGGCGCGTTATGATGGCAAGCCGATTATTGCTGAGTCTTTTGCAATTTTAAATGTCAATGGAGTTGCACCAACAATGACGACAACATTTGCTCCAGATAAAGCAAATACTACAGAATCAGAGTAACAGCTTATGGATGGTTTAGAACTGTTAAAACAAGACTTGCAGATTCTCACAAACAAGAGCGATAAATATTTGGAAACACTCCTGCAATCCGCTAAATCATTCCTAGCAAGAGAAGGAATAAAAGAAAACGATAGTGTAGAGTATCAATTTATCAACGTACATTATGCTGCGTATTTGTTTAGAAAGAGAGCAGGGGAAGTAACTGCTATGCCACGATTTTTGCGATGGGAAATGAACAATCTATTGATGCATCAAAAGGCAACACAATGACATTTGATGATGGTGTTTTAGAAATATATGAATTAAAAAACGTGGCAGATATTGGAAATAAACCTAACAAAAAGCTGAAATTTTTTTCAGCCTTTTGTTTTGGATTTGATGCAGTTAGCTTTAACCGATATTATGTAGCTCTTAATGCAAAAGAAAGGATTGATACGATGGTACACATTTGGCAGGACAGAGGAATCAAAGCAGGTTTTATATGCGTTTTAGAAGATAGAAATCAATATAGTATTTCTCAAATTCAACATGTCTTGAATAATGATGGTCTTGCGATATCGAGACTTTCTTTGACTAGATTGGATGAAAACTATGCAATCGAAAATTAAGAAGGTCAGAGATGCGTTATTGACAACTACTAGTGACATTGGTCATTATGAATTTTTAGGTCATACAGATCGATATGTCGTATGGAGTGAAGATGGAGAAAGTACATCAACTTATCACGACAACGGAAAGTACATTCAGGTAATAACGGGCACGATTGATCTATTCACAAAAACAGAATTCGATCCATTGGCCGATCAAATTCAGAATTCGCTATCAGATGCGGGCATATCTTATGCGCTCGAATCTGTGCAATATGAAGATGAAACGCAGTATATACACTACGAATGGCGTTTCGAGGTAGCTTGATGGCTAAAATGCAGATCGAAGGACTTGAAGAGTACACAAAAGCAATTCAACGCGTTTCAGACAACAGCGATGTGATAATAGTTGAATCGGTGTATGAGGGCGCAAGGATAGTTGCCGATGACATGAAATCTGAGATAAAAAAAATTACCGTTGATAACGGTATTGGTTCAGAAAAAAATAAGCTAGATGGCATATCTGCTTTACAAAAAGCTGATCTAATAGATGGATTCGGGATTGCTCCGATAAAAGTGGATGGAGATTATACAAATACCAAATTAGGTTTTTCTGGTTATGGGCGCACAAAGACAAAAAAATATCCAAAAGGTGTACCAATTCAGATCATTGCTAGATCTGTGAACAGTGGAACATCTTTCAGAAAAAAGAATCCGTTCGTACAAAGGACGGTAAATAGGATAAGAAAAAAGGCACAGCAAGCAATGGCGCAGGTCATTGACGAAGAAATCAAAAAGGAGATGAAGTAATTATGGCGATTAAAGGACTTTCTAAATTGGTAATGGCTAATTATGAAGCACAAGAAGACACGGTTACATACACAAACCCATCGTTAACAGAAGGAATGGCAGAATATGGTTTGGAGCTAAACCAATCAGAAGATAATCCGTTGTATTTAGATAACAACATAAAAGAGCAAGATGCTGGAACTTTTCAAAGTGGTACATTGAAAGTCACAACAGGAGATTTGAGCCAAGAAAATGCAAAATTGATTCTTGGTGTAAAAGAAATTGAGGTTGAGATTGGCGGTAAATCAGTTAAAGAACTTGTTTTCGACGATATGAGAAAACCTCAGACATTAGGAACTGGGTTTATCGAACTACATCAAGTCAACAATGTCGATCAATACAAAGCGATTTGGTTACATAAAGTGATGTTTGCGGTGCCGAGCGATGCGGCAACCACAAAAAAAGAAAAAATTGAATGGCAAACACGTGAGATAAGCGCTACCGTTATGAGATCGGATGCTTGTGATGAACATTATGTTCATCCATGGAAAACGGAAGCATGGTTTTCTAGCGAACAGGAGGCTCTTGATTATCTAATGTTCAAAGGCGGAAAGCAAGTGGGAGATACACAATATGAAAACGCCTAATTATGTTTTTTTAGGGGGTAAGCGTTACCCCCTTCGCTTTTCGTTGTATGCTTCCAAGGAAATAACTGAAAAGTATGGCACCATGGAGAATGCTCTGAAAAAAATAAAAAATTCACAAAAGAATGGGAATCAATCGGAAACTATCGGTATCATTGTAGATCTGGCGGAATGTATGATTAGAAACGGATGCGAATATTGCAATGTTTTTGGATGGAAACCTTCTGCGGATGATCCTGTTGATGAAAACGGGAAAATGATGCCATTAACAGCAAATAAGATTATGTTATTGTGTGGTGTGGATGGAATTCAAGATTTGTTTAATGCCGTTACCAAGACAATTGAAACCGATCAAAACAAAAAAATCAACACAACAAGTAAAAAAAAATACAAAAAGCCGAAGAAAAGATAATAAGTGGAGATATTCATATTTATCTTGAGGCAAAAGCAAGGATGGCAAATATCCCTTTAAAAGAATTCAGATGTATGGCTTTAGGCACTTTATCCGATCAATTGGATGCTTATGCCATCCTTAACGATTATGCGGACGAATATGTTGAACCGCAATATGTTCCAGATTTGAGGTGATCTAGATGGGATATGATATTGGACCCAGAATAGGAATCAAAGGCGAAAAAGAATTTAATGCGCAAATTGACAGTATCAATCAAAATTTAAAAGTGCTGGGTTCCGAATTGAAAGCAGTATCAACGGAATTTGATGATAACGCCAACAGTCAGCAAGCGTTGATCGCAAAAAACAAAGTGATGAATCAGCAATTGGATGTTCAAAAGCAAAAGTTTGGATTGATTCAGGAACAAATTGAAAAAGAAACGAAAAAACTTGATGAACTAAAAAACGCTTTGGATAAAGCGACAAAAGAATTTGGAGAGAATTCTGCAGAAGTACAAAAAGCACAGTCGGAGTATAAAAAGCAAGCTGATAATATTAACAAATTGAAGGTGGGGGCAAATGAAACCAGATCTTTTATCAATAAGTTAAGCAAAGAAATTGATAAAAATGAAGATGCATTGAAAGACATGCGCGATGGTACTAGAGATGCGACCACTGGACTAAAAAAATTAGGCGATGAATCAAAGGATGCCGCTGATAACATGGATGATTTAGGCGATGCCGCAAAGGATACAGGAGAAGCATTCGCTGGTGCATTCGCTGGTGGAGCGATCGCCGAACAAATACAGGCGATTGGCAGTGCCTTGAAAGATGTTGCAGAAGAATCAAAAGAACATCTGAAAATCATGGGCGCGTTGGAAACATCATCGGGATTGGCAGGATATAGCGCAGAAGAAACCGCCGAAACGTATATGCAATTATATGGTATCCTTGGCGACGATCAAACAACTGCTACTACTGCCGCAAATCTTCAAGCATTGCAATTATCTCAAAAAGATTTGAAAACGATGACCGAAGGGACGATTGGGGCATGGGCACGGTATGGCGACTCCATCCCAATTGACGGATTGGCAGAATCTATTAACGAAACGGTCAAAGTTGGACAAGTTACAGGTACATTTGCCGATGTGTTAAACTGGGCGGGCACGAGCGAAGACGAATTTAATGAAAAACTTGAAAATTGTTCCAGTGAAAGTGAACGGGTTAATTTAATTTTGGAAGAAATGTCAAAGCAAGGATTAACCGATTCTGCCGCTTCTTTTAGAGAAAATAACGATGCTTTAGTCAAAAATAATGAAGCACAAGGAAAGTGGCAAGACACATTGGCTGAACTCGGCGAAAAGGTGCTACCTGTTATGACAGCAGTCACTGAAACGCTCAATTTTTTGTTAGAAGCATTTATGGAACTACCTGAACCAGTCAGAATATTCGTTGCTGTCATTATAGGTTTAACAGCGGCTTTTACAGCATTAGCACCTGCGATTATAGCGATAAAGGTTGCTATGACAACGGCTAAAATTTCATTTTCATCAACCGCACTTATTATAACGGGTATTGCATTAGCAATTACTGCAGTTATTTTGATTATTCAAAATTGGAGCGAGATTACAGAGTGGTTTTCTCAAAAATGGGATGAATTCTGCGAATGGTTTGGTCAAATATGCGATGATGTTTGTTTGTGGTTTCGAGAAAAGTGGCAAGCGTTGGGAGATTGGTGGAACGAACTTTGCGAAAACATATCTACCTGGTTCAAGGAAAAATGGGACTCTTTGAAACAATGGTTCTTTGATATTATAGATGGAATTACCAGTTTTTTTAGCGAAAAATGGGATTCAATGGTTCAGCATGTTAAAGACATTTTTCAAAGATTCGCCGACAATGTGAAAAGTATATTGGATGACATTCAGCAAGTGTTTGACGGAATCATCAAGTTTATAACAGGAATATTTACAGGAAACTGGGAACAAGCATGGGATGGTATTGTAGATATATTTGATGGGATTATCAGAGGTATCGTAGATATATTCAAGGCACCATTTAATTGGATAATTGATGGCATCAACGATTTCATCAAAGCCGCTAACGATATATCAATACCCGATTGGGTTCCTGGAATTGGTGGCCTAAGTCTTGACTTGCCGCTTATTCCGAGATTAAAAGTTGGTATGGATTTTGTACCTTCTGATTATTATCCTGCATTTTTGGATTATGGAGAAGCGGTTTTGACCAAAGAGCAGAACAAGAAATTCAGAGATATGGGTGGAATAGAAGGCATGGAAAGAATGTATAAAAATAACCAGGCTATTATGAATAGTGCATATATGGTTATGCCGTCCGTGAACATCACAGTTGATAATTATATGAAGATAGATGGCAAGGTTGTTGCTGAATCAACTAATCGCATCAATACCAGAGAACAATCAAATAGGATGCGCATGAAAGGGGTCAGAACATAATGTTCAATATGTATTTGGATGATGTTCCATGTTCTACATATGGTTTGTACGTGATACGTAGACCATCGATACCCGCACCTATTAAGCGCTATAAAGAACATGAAGTGTTGGGGCGTGACGGAAAACTATATATTGATCTGGGAACATATGATGATATTGTAATTTCTGTTGAACTAAATTATATGTCCGATAAAAATGAATGGTTCAAAGATTTCAGAAAAGCCAAACACTGGTTTTTGGAAAAACATTATTGTTTGAGGTTTTCAGACGATAAAGAATATTATCGAAGAATTAAAAAAATTGAAATTGGAGACAATGAGCGCAATTCAATAAATATTGGAAAGTTTATTGTGAGCTTCACCTTAGATCCTTATGAATATCTAGTTGATGGTAATTATTACTATTGTGTTGATTCACTCCCATACAATTATTACGATATATCCCATCCTTGTTATGAAATAAAAGGGGAAGGAAGATGTATTTTAACAGTGAATAAAAATGAAATGGTTATCAATGTGGGACAAAACGTCATAATTGATACAGATCTTCGGATAGCTTATCGAACAGATGGGACTTTGAACAATATCAATGTATCTGGAAATTATGAAGATTTTTATCTTGATCACGGCGCGAATCAGATAGGTATATCTGATGGCTTTGAAATGAGAATCAAACCGAATTGGAGGTGTATTTAAAATGATACAGATATATGCACCCAATAATCACAATTATGACTTTAATGGAGATTTTGAATTAGATCCAATTACATGTGAATTAACGATGGAACTGAATGGTGCGTGGTCGCTGGAAATGTCACATCCTGTAGATGAAAGAATGAACAGCATCGTAGAAAATGCGGTTATTTCTGTAGATACGCCAATTGGTCAACGCCAACTTTTTAGAATAACCGAGAAAGAAAAAGATGATGAAATGATTCGCATATATGCTTCTCCAATTTTTCTTGATTGCGCAAACAATTGCATGTTGCTTGATTGTAGGCCAACGAATAAAACGGGCCAACAAGCACTCGATATAATGACGGATGGAACTATTTATAAAGGTTATTCCGACATTATTGATTCTAACACGGCTTATTATATTTATAAAAACTTAGCAGAAGCCATATGTTCGGATGATGAAAATTCTTTTCTGAACCGATGGGGCGGAGAAATTTTGTACAAAAATTTTGATATTTATATAAATCGCCGAATTGGCACAGATCGTGGAATGCATGCGGAATTTGGATATAATTTAACAGGAATTAGTGAAAAAGTAAATATGGAAAATGTCGTAACGCAAATTATACCAAAGGCATATAATGGTTACACTTTACCCAAAAATGAGGTTGTCGATAGTCCTAATCTTTCAAAATATCCAATTGTTTATACAAAAATCATTGAATATTCAGATATTAAATTGCAAGAAGATTGTTCTGATAATGAAGTTGGATATAAAACTTTGAATGATCTATACAAAGCATTGAGAGAAGCGGCGAGAAAGGAATTTGAAAACGGCATTGACAAGCCGTTAATAAATTACGATGTCTCGATTGTTGATTTGGCTCAAACTGATGCTTACAAGAATTATGAAATGTTGGTTAAAGTATCATTAGGAGATACTGTTCATTGTAGGCACAAAAGATTGGATATCGAAACAGACGCAAGAGTCATAAAAATTGTGTTTGACTGCATAACGCAATCCATTACTTCACTTACTTTAGGAGAATATGAAGAATCGTATCTTGATAAATTATCAAGTGTTTATCAATCTGTCACGAAAGTAATAGATAAGAAAACAAATACTCTGTTAGCAGAAAAAATAAACGGCATAATAGATGCCACAAAAGCACAATTAAGGCATCAAAAAGATATTGCAAAAAAACAAGATGTTAGAGCAATTCTATTTGAAGATTTGGATCCAAAATCAAGTACTTTTGGTGCTATGTGTTTGGGGTCATTGGGATTTCAGATAGCGAACAAAAGAACACTTGATGGACTAGACTGGGATTGGACAACTGCTGCGACGGCAAATGGCATCATTGCGGACACGATAAGCGCAGGCGTGATACAAGGAATACAATTGCTTGGAAATACGATAAGTAACGGGAATGACTTTTTTGTAGATGCAGATGGAAAAATGAAATGTAAAGATGCTGAAATTGAAGGCAATATTATAGGCGGCAGTATTACAGGAAATACAACGGTAAATGTAGGAACCGATTTAAATGTCGGGAATAATGTTTATTTAGGTGATCAATCTACGGATGAAGTGAAATCCATATATTTAAACGAGAAAACTTATATAACACTGTTTCAAAATGCAATAAAGTTTAATATAAAAGGAGCATGCCTTTATTTTAATGACAGTTCTCTTAGTTATGAAGTCAATGGTAAAGAGATATTTAATATAAGTAATATATCAGGATTGACTTTGCATACATTTGGTGGAGAACGATATTTTCAATCTGATGATATCACAACGATTTTAAAAAGCATACGTATTGAAGAATCAGCAACAATAAAAGGCAATCTATGGGTAGATGGCAGCATGGCAGTAAAAGGTTCTAAGAACAGAGTCGTCACAACAAGTCATGGCAATATCAAAATGAACGCAGTAGAATCAGCTGATTGTCGTTTCACTGACGAAGGACAAATTACACTTGATGAAGATGGGAAAGCGACCATCTTTTTTGATGCAATTTGGCTTGAAACTGTAAATACAGAATTACCATACCATATCCAATTAACACCGTATTGCGAAGTAAGCCCATGGATGGTTGAAGAGCATCCAGATAAGTGTATTATCGCAGGTAAACCAGATACAAAAGTAAATTGGCATGTTTCAGCATTTCAAAAAGGATATGAAAATACTAGGCTAGAAAAATTCGAAAGAGGTGATGGAAATGATTAAAGAAATCAGACAGGTAGGAGATACCTTACAGGCGTTTCCTGATAATTTGCTTCCGTATAAATATAGTGAGAACATACAAATACCAATTATTTGGGATGATACGTTTGCGGGATATTCGATGAAGTGGGATGCCTATTCGTCAAACAAAAAACATAAGCGAATACCTGTATCTTATGATGCGGATAACAATTGTATTTCGTTAAGCAAAGAATGCTTTTATGGAAATAAATTGTACTTAGCATGTGCATTCATTCAAGGAGATTCTATTAAGAACAGCAGTATGTTGCAGTTGGAAGTTCCTGTGTCCGTGAACCACGGATTGAATAACGATTCTTCTATCCCTAATTTGTTTGATGAAATGAAAGAGTTATTTCAACAGATTTTTGACAATGAATATAAGACTCCATTGGAGCATCTGATTGAAACAACTAAAAACGGACTTCATAATATTTTAGGACAAGCCAAAGATTTGATTTCTG